CACAAGATCTCCCGGCTCAATTAAGAGCCTCTAGATTACAAATCTAGAGTCCAGGGATCCCCATTAGTACGGGGGTACCCACCTCGTTTTGATGTAGGCGTGACGAGGACGCCCAGCGCGTTCCAAGTGCTCCGCATCAAACGTGGGTTCTGAGCCACGCTTGAGGAAGAACTTGAGCAGAGCTCCAGGACCCTCGAGAGGATCTCGAGGGGAACGGGAAGACACCACACAAGCTTTAACCAAAGGCCTGTGTAGGTGCTCGTCCTCTTTCTCAGAAATATAACCAAGAAAGGAGTGACGACTCAACGCTGGACTGGTAGGTAGAACTTTAGGATAGTGGGACACTATCCTTTCGATTCTATCATCTAACCACTGAGTAGTCCCCCAATTACCAAAAGAATACATTTGGTTACGGAGTTCTATCAGTGATACCAGCTCAGCAACTTGCTGCCGTTGTGAAGGAAATATACGACGGACCTTGACAATAGAAACGTCTTGGCCCGCGTAATACTCTTTCCCGCAAGACTCTCGGAACGAACCGTTCCAAAAAGACTTGCTGCGACCGACTCTAGCACCGTAGTGTTCGAGTAGGTCAACAACGGTATGCACATATTCTATGGGGACAATTAAATCATCTCCATAGACACGCACCTGTCCAAGGAAAGATAAGATTTCATCTTTCCGAACAAACCGGTGTCCTTGCTCCTTCTCAATCCCTAAGAAGATGATGGTCAGAAAGACCATAGCCTCAAAGGGAAAACAGAGAGCAGAACCCATAGACGCGAACTTGGAAAGGGAAATAATACCCTGACCAGGAACAGAAGCCCGTTCGGAGCGACATGCGAACACAGCCTTTCGTGAGAGAGGATGTGAACGCATAAGCGCCGAAACGAGCTGAGAAGACACTCTATCAGAAGCCTCGCTCAAATCGAGCGTGGCAAGGGAACCCGTAAGGGAACCCTCCTGGGCCAGGAGCTGGTTAGGCTCCTGAGACTCAGTTCCAATAAATTCACTCAAAAAGCTGGAGTGAATATATTGCATCATCACCTCGAGTATTCCCTGCTGCACATACTGTACAGTAGAGGGCTCGATGGCAATAATACGGGGCGTCTTCTGCGTCTTAGGGACTGAAACTACACGTGATGGTAGCTCAGACTCGGGTTCTAGGAAGTCGATCTCGTCGTAACAGTCGGAAATAAACCGGCTGTTAGGATAGAGGAAGTCTCCAACATGGAAAACTTCCTCCAGACGAGTGGTCCAGTAACGGCTCTGAAACTTTCCATTACTAGAGAGTTTCTCGGCAACGTTACCTGGACCATGTTTTGGGATAATTCCGTCATCAAAGATAACCTTATCTAAGTGACAGAACAAATCACCAAATAACAATTGAGCCATACGCCCAAATTCATCAACATCAGAATGAGGGAGAATGGAGTCATTGTAATCGACCTCCTTATCACATTGGACATAGTCAATCATTGCCTGGCGCTCCCTCTCGGGAGTGCAAGGTAGAAGAATCTTGCTAAAGATCAAAGTCAATTGTCTTATAGCATAGATTGCTTCAATAGATGGCTCATCCAAAAGGACACCAGTACTAGGACAGAACACTTGTTCCATGAAACCTCTCAAAAATGAGGGGAGACATGAGCCCGTCTTTCGGAAAGAAAGAAAGGCTTTGGGAACAATAAACCCTTGGTCAAGACAATACTGAAAGTCTTTTCCAAAGGTAGGAAGGGTTATCGTGAGAAACGACAAACCCTCGTGTTCTGACCGTCCACGGATGGTTTTAACATCCATGGTGGTGCTAGTGCTACACCTGCTAGCCAGTTCACTGGCTAACACATTCCAGAGTGAGATCAGGCTTTTCATAGGCCCTCCTAATAGAGGTGTCTATCCTTAGCCTATCACACTGAAGGGAGAACAACAAGGATCAAAAATGGTCCAAGATGTTCAGGCCTAGGATTAGCCCTCCGAGTATCACGACTACCGCAATCACCAACATGGCGAGAACGATAAACTGATGCCCGGATGACGAGTGATTGTAATCATAACGATTACTCACTTGTTCCCTACCCTCCTTTCAAGGAGCTCGACTATCACCTCAAAAATCAAGATGATAGAAGAGCACATAGACGAATAATACCTGCGACTAGAAGAAAATCTAGAAGCAGACTGATCAGAATCAAGGAGATGAGTCGCTTAAGACTCACCCCCGAGAACCTTTTCAGTCAGAGCGTAGGTCGAAGCTGAAAGAAGACCAACAAGGCCTTCAACCAGTTTCTTGGCTTCCGCAACGGTATATCCATTAACAGGACGATCTACCACGAGATAAACACTCATGGAGACGCTCTGTTTCTTGGATTCTTCGTAGATGTTGGTAGCTAGCTTTTCCACGTCGACACGAACCAGATGACGTTTCCTGTTCGAAGCTGATTCCGTCGTAGACAGAGTCAGTTTGTTCAGGCCGTCAGAAGTCTCGTAGACGGACTTGAAGTCCCCCGTAGAAACACGGGGGGCAGTCACTTCCGTCCCGGCGACTTCTTTGAATTTCTGGGGGTCGGTCAGTGCCATAGGCACACTCCTTTGGTAATGGTGGGTTGGCCACCTTGTTGAACATAGTAGTAAACTACTACTACAACAACCGGGTGATACCAATTGCTGCAGTTATGGCAAGCTGAGTGGGTGATAAATCCTCCCAGCCAATACCAAACCCGAAGGGGTTAGCGGGGCTCCGGGATTTCGTGGTTCTAAAGACACCACGAGACCCGGCACCTTCATATTTTGAGGAGAGTTTTGGTTTATCCCAAGTACCACTATTGTGGTAAAAGGGTCCATCGCTCCACTCAGTATGGTGGGATTCATGAGTTTCATACATCATGAATCCGTACCGCATCACAAGGCCGGCGGCCGCGAACGCTGAGACGTTATGAATAACGTCACCAGTATTCGTGAACCAGTCGACAGCCCAACTCCACGGGGTCAACTCCCAGAGAACCTCTGGGTCAAGGTTAAGTCCGTAGACTGCATCGGCTTCCGAGCCGAAACCTATGGCACGGGAAAAGTTATCAGCTTTTCCCGGACCGCCATAAGTAAAGCAGCCCTCGAACCACCTGTCTCGCCGAAATTCGGCGACGTCAGACCGCGTGGCAGCGCTTTTAGAAGGATCACAGAAGCTGGAATCTAAAATTCCATTAACTGGATTCTTGGGAGAAAGAGTTTTCTCCCAGCGCTGATGTTCAGAGGAAAATCTAAACGACCGATGTACATCTCTGCCTTCATTGTGACGATAATTGTGCATTATGTCACGATGAAAACGAGCCGCATGAACCACATTATGGACTTCGTCCACAAGTGGCTTCCATCCGAACTCGGCATTGAGGTACTCCGAACCTGCATTACGCAGGATTTCGGTCCGTCGCTTCCAGGACTGGATTCCAGGTAGGGAAGGAATTCCCTCCCTGAAAGATTCAGCCAAGGAAGTCGATAAATTGGCCGTAGGATTAGTGGGAGCACACTGAGCAATAGCGGTCGCTCCGTCCGAATTCATGGATTTTTCATCCATTTCTTTCGGATCAGAGCTTCCGTAATGTTCAGCGATGCTGGAGTCATTAACCTTCGTATTAATCACCGGCCCCGAATAGTGCTTATCCGGGTGACTCGATGACGTTACGTCGGAAACATGACCGGGATTAACAAAATCCCCGGAGTGGACCACGAAAAATGGCCCACCTCCCACATAACAACCGCGATCGCGGTTGAAATAGTGCCCCTCCGATACCAATAATTTTGATATCGACTGGCCAAGTGCTTCGGAAACTCCTGGCGTGGGTTTTACCCCAGGCTGGGAAGACGTAATGCCTGGTTGATCTACAGAAATGTAGGTCTTCCGTTCCCTGGGCACTTTGCTAGTCATCTGAACAGTTCCCTTCTTGGAAAGAGAGATTACTCTCTCAGTGGGTAATGCACAGCTGGCCCTATCTTTCGATAGGG